AAGACAAAATCAACCGATAATTAACGATAATCAGCCGATAATGAAACAAAGTAAAGTAGAGAAGAGTAAAGTAAAGGAAAGTAAAGTAGAGAAGAGTAAAGTAAAGGAAAGTAAAGTAGAGAAGAGTAAAGAAAGAATGACGGACAAGCCGTCAATCCCCTATTCATCTAAAAAATCTAAAAATGATTATATATCTATTTTTGAGCTATATAACCAAATATGCAAATCATATCCCAGAATCAACGCTTATTCAGAAGCAAGAAAAAAAGCAATCAAAGCACGATTGAATATGTATACTATTCAGGATTTTGAAAAGCTTTTTAAAAAAGCAGAAGCAAGTGATTTTCTGAAAGGTAAAAACGGAAGAAACTGGTCAGCTAATTTTGATTGGCTGATAAAAGAAGCAAATATGGCAAAAGTTCTTGATGGAAATTATGATAATAAATCAGGTAATTTTGAATCTGAAAAAGAATACAGCTTTGATATAAACGATATAAAAAAACTGGCAAATAATTTTAAGGATTGATGTTAATGGACAGCTTTATAGAAAATGGCAGGCAGTGGGTTGCATGCCATGAATGCGAATACGGGATTAACGGGAATTTAAAAAACTGCAATACCGGGAAAACGGCGGGAGAAAATAATATCCTGAACCGTGGATGTTGGGGCGGAATGATTATTCCGGAATTGAAACCAGATGAGAAAAATGAAGTACATAATTGACGAGATACCGCCTAGTAATAATAAATTTATAGGCAGGACGAATAAATGGGAGTATCAGGAAAAAAAAGAAACATTGGGCACAGTTGATTAATTTAAAATGCAGACCTAAGCCAGACAAGCCATTTGACAAAGCAACAGTAAAGATTACGTATTATTTTCGTACTAAAATAAGACATGACCCTGATAATTACAGCGGTAAGTTTATTCTTGACGGATTGGTCAAAGCCGAAATTATTGCTGATGACAGTTTTAATAATATTAATCTGATACTGTCTGGAAAGTACGATAAGGACAATCCAAGGACGG